AAGCTCCGGGTCTCGCACCATGCGTCCGGCAATGGTGATGGTGTTAAGCATTCTCCGGTACCTCCTGAGAAATCACCTCGCCGGTTTCCTGGTCAACGTCGATGTACTCAGTCATGTCCGGGATATCTGCCATGTCGGAGGAAATCTCCGTCTTTGTGGTGCCGTCCTGAGATATACCGCGCACAAAGTCGGATTTCAGCGGGGCGTATTTCAGCACCTTTTTCAGAACGGTTTTCTTTGCCATCTCGTCAAAATTGGTCTGCCATGGGCCATTCCCGAAGCTCTTAGAGAACTTTCTCGCGTGCTCGGTAACTTCCTCGATGCTCATAACCTGAAATCCGTAGCCGCCGTCCTTCGTCTTGAACATGGCATAGTAGGCAATAGGTTTGCCCCGGTTGCTCTTGGCGGGGACGTGCCGCAGTTTCGGGTCAAGGCCAAGGGCATACTCAAACTCGTCGTTTTCGTATACGGTGTGCGCCTGAATGATGGAAACCTCACCGGAACGGTAGGCCAGGTCGATAAGTCCCTTATAGCCAAGCTGGAATTGGCACTCCATCTGGCCGTGATTGCGGAAGGGAATCAGATAAGCCTGCCCAAGAGGGGTATTGGGTTCCAAGCCCAGCTGGGCGGCGGTCATCATAGCGCCAAGGAAGGACTGGGGGGTACACTCTTTCAGCTTCGGGTTTGCGGACAGGGCAGACAGGGTAATGCGGCTGAACCGCTCCGGGGTCATTACGGAGGGCAGCGCCGCCTGAATGGCTGGCTTCATCACCTCGATATAGTCCTGAATGCTGCTGGGATTTTTCTTTTTCGCTACCGCCTGAGTAGAAGCGGCGGCATTCTGAATCACGTTTGCCATTTTTATTCTTCCTCCTCGATAACTTTCATTTCTTTCTGCTTGTAGCACATGTGCGCCGCGTAGCTGATGGACTGCATGAGGTCAAGCTCCCGCGCCCCGCGGATGCTGCTCCATGCGTGAATGATTTCTTCCCCGTTGAAAAGGACCGCGAACCGTACCTTTTTGGGGAATACGTCCAGTTTTACGGAGTATCCGATGGTTTCATAGCCCGAAACGGCTTCCACCTCCGCTTTTTGAGGGGGGGGTAACTGCCTGCTTTTTCAGCATGTCACCTTCCGATACGCCGAGGAGCACACACAGCCTGCGGAACGCATATTCCGGAATCCGCCCTTTATTGACTGCGTAGCTGAGATAGCTGGGGCAGCGACCGATTTCCTCGGAGAGAACTGCCAACGTCTTTCCGGAATCATACACGGCTTCTCTTACGGCGGAAGTGCCGATTTCTACCATATTTGTTTTTCCCATTATTGTTCATCCTTTTTGAATCGAAAAGTTCTGCTTTCCGAAGATTTGAAATAGTTCTGCGGGATTTCTCCGTGGTCTTTCTCCCACTTCTTTCTATCGAATGTTGAGCGCTTCTGCGTCTTCCATGTGACGCTGTAGCTCCCGTATCCGCCCCGCTCCGCTGCTCCCATGGCCTCCATGATACGCGCCTGAGCGGTTGCTTTCTTTTCTTCCAGCGCCTTGATCTGCTGGCTGCATTCGTCCATGATTGCCAGGTCAACGGCACAGCCGGCCAAATCCATTTCGGTGTCCGGGTCGCTGGCCGGAAACTCTGCGTTCAGGGCGTCAATGGTGGAATCCATGCCGTCAATAGCCGGGGGCGTTTCGCTCTGGACGTTATCCCAGAAGCTTTCCTCCGCCTCTTTCAGGGCTTCCAGCTCTGCCTCATCCCGTTCGATGACGAACACCTTGAAGTCAATGCCCAGAACCAGAACCGCCAGATACCAGCGGTCAAGACCTGACACAAGCAAGTAATGGCAGCACTGCGCGTAGTAAGTAGCCGGGAACTCGCCGTTCTTGAATTTGCTCAAGTGGAGCGCATTCGTGGTCTTGATCTCTAATCCTGCCCGTTCACCGATAACCAGCCGGTCGTAGTTGGCGTGGGCGTAGGGCATATCGTCCCGGAATACGGTGTAGTTCTCCCGGCGCACCTTTTTCCCGGTAGCTTCGGTAAACCGCTTTGCTACGTATTCCTCCAAGTCCGTGCCAAGGCGTACCGCCTCTTTCTGGGAAATATCCTCCGGGATGACCTTCCCGGTTTTCTCCGCCCACAGGGCATACGGTGACTTGTAGGGGTTCAGACCCAGAATGGCGGCGGCATCCGAACCACCAATGGTGGTAGAGCGTAGCGCTGTCCATTCCTCTTTGCTCATGGTAGCGGTTGGAATTTTCCGTATCATTCCTCCACCTCCGCTTCCTCGTTGAACTCCGTCATGGAATCGATGCAATCCAGACAGTAGAACTCATCATGCGCCGGGATATATACCAGTTTGCTGTCTGTGATGGGATATCCGCACCGGGCACACTTCGGGAGCACCGCTTCCCGCAAGTCAGCCTCCGCTGCCAGCTGTTCAGCCTGTCGCCACGGCTCCATGCTATCAAAAACGTCCATTGACTTTCCTTTCTCCATTTGATATACTGTAAGTGGTAGAGATTTTTTTATATCGCTTGCCGTCCCCGGTGCTGTAACATCGGGGGCGGCTTTTTATTAAAGAACAACCACGACGTGCCCGCTCTGAATTTCGGATTCCAGCGCCTTTTCCAAGTATTTCTTTACCGTATTCCGGGCGGAAAGCTTCCACATGCCACCGTCGGCTTCAATGAAAGAAATGTTTCTTTCGTTGATACGAATGAGAAATTGAGATTCCGGCTGCTCAACCTCCTGGAACGTGCGGTAAGGCCGTAACTTGATAATGGGTCGGATGGACGCATTGGATTGAAGGTCGATGCCCTTCTTGGTGACAACGCTGGTAGCAACGCCATTGTCGTTGTACGTGACTTTGCTCCCAGTGGTGATATCGGATAGCAGTTTCAAGGCATACTCCGTATCCGCCGTGGGCTGGAATCTTGTGCGCAGAGCGATCAATGCCTCTTCAAACGGCAAGGATACCTTCTCATTCCAGCCGGGAACATCGGTCGCATTGGCAGTATACGGGTACTCGCGGTTGTTACGCAGCTCCGCAGATGGGTGGGTGAAGCACTTTACCGTTTTGTGATCGGGAATTGTGATATAAACGGTGCTGTACCTCTGTACCGCCTCCGTTTTTACAAACGCTACCATGGCGTCGAGGCTGGAAAGCTGGATATTATCTACAATTTCCAGATCAGGCTTCACCTCGGCATAGCCACCTTCTGCGTCCGCAATAAAATCATGGTTTCCGGACGTGAACAGGTGTGGCGCACATAGTTCCTGAATTTTTTCGATTGCTTCTTTCAACATTGTTTTTTTCCTCCTATCAGGCCATTTTGATTATTTTCAGAGACGCGGGGGCTTCCTGCTCTTCTCCGTCCATGGACATCTGCCCTGGAACCTGGGGCACCATTTCGACAACTTGACACTCTCCAGTGCTGTCATCCCCAGCAACCCAAAGGGTTGTTCTCGCGGGCGTAGTAGGCGCAAGTGCTGATTTTACCGCAACGCTGACACCGATGTTCTGCCGATCATCGTCCGGTGTAAACTCGATTGTGAGCGTCAGCTTTCGTTTCTGCGTCGGTTTGGTGTTGGGGTCAAGGATATTATCAATGACTTTCGCCATCTCCAAATCCACGCGCTCCTGAAACGCGCCCCTTGCCATCTGCAAAATTGATTTTGGGTCGTACATTAGAAATCCTCCTGTTTTTAAGATGTGTATCCTTTATCTCCCTCTGATGCAACGTCCGATACCGGCGCCCATCATGATAGCGCACACCCACATTGCGGGGACTGCCACCTTGTCTGCCAGCAAATCCGCCTGCTGCCACCAGAAAAGCACCAGATTCAGCCCCGCATAGGGGAGCACCCGGAAAACGCATTCCCTGATATTGAACGGCTTCCGGTTCTCCGGCACCGGCTCCCACCGGGCATCCACGGGTTTATTCCTGCTTGCCATATCCTCACCCCCTGACCTGATGATTTCGGTGGACTACGTCGAAAAGCTCCACATTTTCGTCGTCAAACGCCTTGCTTTCCTTCGATTCCATCAAAAGGGATTCCCGCAGCCGGTCATTTTCCCGGCGTAAACGGCGGTTCATCTCCGCCATGGTGCGAAGCTGGGCAACCTCGTTCGGCATCATTTGGATTTCTCCTTGTAAGGCTTCAAATCCCGGTCATCCACGAACTGGAATTTCACCCCGAGACAATAGAGATTACCAATAGCGCTTATTGCTTCCAGCGTAACAATATCCCCTATTGCAAAGCTATGATGCGGGGTATAGCGTTTCTGTACAACCACAAACTTGTCTCCAACCTTGGGCTTGCCCTGTTCACGCTTGCTCTCTTTGGGCTTGTCCTCCTTGCGCTTCTTCTCAAAAAGCCGCTCAACGGCGACCCTTGCGCCCTCCGCTCTGCTGTAGGTATCCTTCGGATTGCACCGGACTTCTGCGGTCTTCACGTCCCGCCCGCCACGTTTCAGCGTGGCCGTGGTAATCATCCCGTCAAAGCGGAGTTCCACGGTGCAGGGTTCCCGCTCAGGCTCTGCAAGGCCGGAAATCCATTCATCCCTGAAAAAGTAGCCAGGAACGCCAAAACACTTGCAGAAATGCTTCTGAATCGGGTCCTCCGGCTTTGCATCCTCACTGTAGTAGTAGACGATGCCGAGTTCTTTACGCACCTCACTAATTGTGATTTCTTTTCCGAGAAATCGTACCATTTCGTCAACATAACTTCTGGAATCAGGCCGCTCGCTCACAATCCGCACCCTATCCCCCACTTTGTATTTCGCCATAAATAACTCCTTTCAATTTCGGCATTCTGCCGTAGATTTCAAATCACTGCCATTCCCTTGCAAACGCCCGTATCTCCTTCTCAGAGTACCCCAGTGTTTTCAGGATCACCGCCGGGTTGGGGTGGAGGGTGGTCACCAGCTTCCGCAGGACGCTTACCCGCATTTCGGTTTTCCCCTTTTGGTAGTTCAGCAGATTTTGGTACCCCTCGCCGATTCTTTCCCCAAGCGCCGACGCATTATCGCTCTGAATCCCCGCCAGGGGACAGCAGCGGTCGATTTCCTTCCAGAAATCCTCTGCCGCGTAGCGCTCGGCATACTGCCGGATTCTAGGCATTGTCTTTCCCCTCGCTTTCTTTATCTGCGGGCTTTACCTTGGGAGCAATGCAATCTACTAGCCCCCGAACGCTGTACCCCAACGAATAGCAGGCAAACGCCATTCCAATTATTGAAAGAATCGTGGAGGTACTCATGTTATTTCTCCCTTCTTCTGAGATTGCTTCTCTCGCTCCCGCTTGATGATTGCTTCCAAAGCGGCCCCCATCCGCTTCTGGATATTGGGCGGCTTCCGCTTCCCATTCAGAATCATGGAAATGTACGCTTTGTTCACGCCCATTTCGTTTGCCAGCTGCTCATAGGTGATCCGCTCATTGTGCATCCGCCCGATGAGCCGCCCCGTCCATTTTTCGGGCATTGTATTCCTCCTTTTAGTTAAAAATGTTGACTGCGGTGGAAAACCGTGCTACAATTTCATGCGTTCCCTGTGTAACAACAGAAAGGGGTGATTTGATGCGGAGCCATTGGCGAAGCAATCTTTTTGCTCTGGCGTTCCGAACTAAGGCAACTGCATGATGCGCATGGAGCACAGCAACCAGATATGCTGTAAGTGATTGGCACGGCTAAGAACCGCAAGACAATTTACGGATTCGGCATTTCTCCCGGTCTAATGCAACTGCCCGGGAGCCGCCGATAAAGTAATTTCGGCGCGTGCCGGGTTGCCGCCGTGTTTCGGTAAAAAATCTGGAGGAAAAGCGTCTGCGATTGTCCGCAGGCGTTTTTTCTTTCCCACCGCAGTCATTTTGTGGTTGCAAAAGTTAACAAAGTGTGCTACTATGTACTTGCGAGGAACAGAATAGCTTTGACGCAGGATTTTTTACCCTGGGTCTGGGGTTTTGTTTACTTTCGTAACTCACAGCGCTATTATAGCGTTAACAAACGTAACTGTCAACTGTAAAAGTGATAACGAACGCAACTTTGTCACATTGCACAAAATGCAGGAGTGTTAATTATGGCTTTTTACGAAAATTATGTTAAATTGTGTAATTCCGTTGGGAAATCCCCATCCGCTGTTGCCGTGGAACTAAAACTTGGCAAACCATCTGTAACAAGATGGAAGAACGGGGCAGAACCGAGAGACGCAACATTACAAAAAATTGCCGATCATTTCGGTGTAACCGTAGATTTTTTAAAAGGCGAAGAACAAACAAATTTTTATATGCGCTACTGTGAGCTGTGCGCAAACAAAGGAATTAGCCCTAGTGCTGCCGCGATTGAAATCGGGATTCGAAAATCAAATGTCACTTATTGGAAAAGTAACAGAAATAATCCTTCGGACGCGACCTTGCAAAAAATCGCCGATTATTTCGGCGTCACCGTTGAGTATCTCAAGGGCGAGGAAACAAAAAAAGACCCCGCCACGAATGGCGAGGTCAGCCCCGAAAAACGGGAACTTCTGGATTTAATTGATAGCCTGTCCGACGATCAGTGCGGTAAGCTTTCCAACATTATCAAGGAGGCTATAAATTTATTGTGAGATTAACGAAAGATTCCAAATATGTGCTGGATATCCTGATTGCCAATCCCCCGCTCGGGGACTCCAACACATACAACGTAATAGCTTGGATGGGCGTTATTGATGCAAAGAAAATTCACAGCTATTCAGATTATACCGGCATTCTGGCATACCTTGCCGAATGTAAATGTATCGAATGGGTGAACGACGCCCACAGCGATTTCCGCTTGACGGAGAAGGGGCGAAATTATAAGGAACTTCGGCACAAGGAATGGCGGTCAGCCATTTTCCACGAGGCAATCGGTTTTTTCCTCGGCGTCTGTTCCGCATTGTTTGTGAAGTTTCTTACAGATTTGATTTGGTGAAAAGTGGACACAGGCACGCTCCAACCTGCATCCAACCAAAACAAATGGCAAGTCGCTTTGCGGCATTACACAGTGTTCGCACAGAATGCAGTTGGCATTAAGGCAGGAGTCTTTGACTTCGCTTTGCAGATTCTGGCATTTTTGAAGCAGTTCTTTTAGTTTTTGATTCTCTTTTCTGAGCGCTCGCTTTGTAACAAACATTTTACCCTCCTTAGCACATATGCAGCCTGTTCATCAGTTAGGGAAAGAATATTCTCCGCCAACTGTTCACGAATGTTCGGCAATGTTCTCCTTTCTTCCATTATATCACGGTTTACTCTGTTTCGCAATGCATTTTTCGTCACTGGCCGTTCCTCCTTTTATATTTAGAACAATTGTTTGCATAACATACAGTAGCACACTAAATGTCCAATAAACCGGACTAATTAGAAATTTGCACAAAAATTTTTCTTTTCGTTGAAATTATTTTCCAGGCGTGGTATTATTTTCCTGTAGAATTGTCCAGTTTGGCGCTGATATAAATAGTTGGAAAGGACGTATGACGCATGAAAGGATATGAATTGGAAAGCTATTCCGAACAAACATTTGAAAGCATAAAGCACATTGACGAATATGGCCAGGAATATTGGCTTGCCAGAGAACTTGCGCGAGTTCTTCAATATGCGGACTGGAGAAACTTTGAAAATATTCTCTTTAAGGCGATGGACGCCTGCAAGAACAGTGGAATTTCTATCGAAGACAATTTCGGCGAAGTTACCAGTTTCACAAAAATGAACACCGGAAGTGTCCGTAAAATTAGTGATTATGCACTAACTCGCTATGCGTGTTACCTGATTGTGATGAACGGCGACCCTTCTAAACCCGTAATAGCTGTCGGTCAGACATATTTTGCGGTAAAAACGCGTCAGCAGGAATTGATTGACAACTACGACCAGCTTTCCGAAGATCAGAAACGATTGGCAATTCGTGATGAAATGACCGCTCACAACAAGTCTCTTGCGGAAGCGGCACAAATGGCCGGAATTGAAGATCCACGGGACTACGCAATATTTCAAAACAAGGGCTATCAGGGGCTATACGGCGGACTGGGAATGAAGGAGATTCACGCACGAAAAGGCTTAAAAAAGAGCCAGAGAATACTGGATCACATGGGAAGCACTGAACTTGCAGCAAATCTCTTCCGCGCCACCCAGACGGACGAAAAGCTTCGCCGCGAAGGCATTCGCGGCAAGCAAGCTGCAAACAATACGCACTATGAAGTTGGGAGGAAGGTGCGTCAGACCATAAAAGATTTGGGTGGCACCATGCCGGAAGACCTGCCTACGCCGGAAAAGAGCATTGCTCAAATTGAGCGTGAGCAAAAGAAGCTGAAAGGCGAACGCGAGTAAATCTTCCACCAGAATCCAGGATTGCCCCGCCACCCGTGCCACAAGGTGACGGGGCTTTGCCGCCGGTAACGACGTGTGTCCCTTGCCGGTTGCACCTTTACCATAGTCCCTACCACTATAAAAGTAAACGCGCAAATCGGACAATCCGTTTACACGGCGTAGATTTTGCGTGCCAAAATGAAAGGAGCGAGTTATTTTGCCCACGGAGGAACGTATTTTGGCGCTGCATGAGCAAAGCCTGACGTTGGTGGAAAAAATCAAGGCCGCCAAGCAGCAGCAAGGCAAAACCGTTCAGCAGCTGGCCGACGAGACCGGGATACCGAGAACGACCCTAAACCGTTTCTTTGCCGGTACGCTGATGAACCCGGGCTTCATGGATGTGTGCTCCCTATGCGCAAGCCTGGAATTATCCGCAGACGAGCTTATCGGGCTTTCCCCGCAGAAAAGCGACGATTCCGTTACCGTGGATTTTTTGCAGCTTGAACTCGATCACAAAGACGAAATGCTGCAAGAAAAGGACGCCGCAATATCCCGCCTCCTTGATCGGAGCCGGATTCAGGAGGCGGGAATATCTGCCCGGGATACCAGAATCCGCAAGCAAAGCGACGCCCTTTCAGAAAAAGACAGTGCGCTTGCATCCGCGCAAAGGGAAGACAAGCCCTTGATTTACGGGCAGTGCGCGTTAAACATTCTGCTGGCGGCGGTACTCATAATCTATATGGTGCTGGATGCCCGGAACACGGAAATGGGGCTGATTCGCTCCGAAAAGATTTCTGCGGTAATTTTATTTGGTGCGGCAGGAATCGCCGCCGTTTTTATGCTCACGGCATTTTTGATTTTCCACAGGCTTTTAAGTGGAGGCGAACGAAATGGCAAGAAGAAAGAAGGAGCCGGAAATCAGGCTCCCAAAAATTAAGCAGCTCCCATCCGGCGCATGGAGAACGCGCATTTACATCGACGGCCGCACGGTGTCCATCACGAAGCCCACATACGACGAATGCGCGGCGGAATACCTCGCCATGAAGCACGGGGTCATTGAAGCGAAAGCCGCCCCCATGAAGCACGGGGTGCCGCTGGGGGACGCTCTCGACAAATACATTTCGACCCGGAAGGGGTTCAAGTCACCGTCAACGATTTATGCGTATGAATCCTACCGCAAGCAGCGCTTCCAAAGCATGATGGTGGCTGACGTGTACACCACCACGGACGAACAGTGGCAAGCCGCCATCCGCAGGGAAGCAAAATCGTTGTCCCCGAAATATATTAAAAATGTGTGGATGCTGATCTCCGCCGCGATATTCGAGGAAACCGGACGCAGGCCACGGGTGACCCTGCCGGAAAAGGAACACAACGAAAAGCCGTACCTTGATCCGGATCAGATACCGGTGTTCCTGCAAGCCATAAAAGGGGAATCGATAGAAATTGCCGCCCTGCTGGAATTGTCCAGCTTGCGCAGGTCTGAGATGCTGGCGCTGACGTGGGACAAGGTCGATTTCAAGAACGAAATAATATATGTCCACGGGGCAAGAGTGGCCGGGGACGGCGGCAAACTGGTTCACAAGAAGCAGAATAAAAACGATTCCTCCCGGCGCACGGTGCCGATTATTGAGCCGCTGATGGAAGCACTAAAGGCAGTTGATAACAAGGAAGGCTATGTCGTCAACCTGACCGGCGGGTGGATATGCACAAGGATAAACGAGATTTGTTCCGCCAACGGCCTGCCGAAAGTCGGGAATCACGGATTGCGGCACAGCTTCGCGTCTCTGGCTTATCACCTCCAGATACCGGAAAAGATAGCAATGGAAATTGGCGGGTGGGCAGATGACGGAACGATGCACAAAATATATACACATCTGGCGCAGAAAGACATTGCAAAACGGGCGCAGGATTTTCGGAACTTCTTTGTGTCAAATGCGGATAAAAAAGCACAAATTTGACACGCCATTTGACACGGATTTTGAAAAAGCATTGTATACCAACGCTTTTTGGAATTTTAATCGCGGGTTCGATTCCCGTACGGGTCACCATGCATAAAAAGCCCTAGAAACTTATTCTAGGGCTTTTTTATTGCTTTATCAGCTATATTCCCACGTTCTTCGAACTATTCTACGTGAAAATATTACCACAGATTTTAATATTTTCCCGCGTGCGGTACGTTTTTATGGCGCAAATTTGACACGCCATTTGACACGAAATTTGCCACGCTTACCGCTTGTACATCCCCTGCACCACTCCGACGTTCTCCGCCCGTTCAATATCCCGCTTGTGCAGGTACTCATAGACGGCCATCATGGCCGCAGGCGGCTCGCCCTTCTGCTTGCGGTATTCCTCGATGTGGGAAACAACGGCCTTGTGCAGGGCGTTCATGTGGTTCATTTCCTCCCCGCTCAGCCTGTAAAACAGGTCTGCCAGTTCCGGGTCGTCGTGCTTGTATTCCACGGCCAGCTCCGCATAGGTGTGGGCATCGCAGAGTTCGTCCTCGATATGTTCCATTAGGAGTTTGATTTTTTTCACACTAAGCCTCCTTCAGTACGTTCACCGTTACGGAGGATACGCTTGCCGCTCCGGCGTTGGAGACCCAGGCGTAAATGTCGATGGGGTATACCAGATCGGCGCAGTTGCAGCCGCTGGGGACGACCAGATACAGCAGATTGTCCAGGCTGATCTCCGTGCTTCCCACGGGAACAGGGATGGATTTCAGCGTAGAGGCCAGAGCCACGCCGTTGTAGTAAGCCTGGACGTTCAGCGTTCCGGCGGTGGTGACGGCGGCGATCAGCTGGGCGGTCAGGCGGTACAGGCCGGTGCGGGCGATGCCGATGTTATTTCCTCCGTCTCTCACGGCGGGGCCGGTAGGCAGACCGGCGGTGGCTCCCATGTTCAAGGGGGCCGGGGTCGTGGTCAAATCCTGTGTGGCGAAATTATATTTCTGCGCAGCGGATTTCTTGTTGCAATTACAATTACAAGCCATGTTCTTTTCTCCTTTCATTCGTAGTAAAAGCCCCCGCAGCGTTTGCCGCAGGGGCTACGCTGTTATAGCGTGAGTTGTGGTTTAGCAGTTGCAGCCGCAGAAGGGACTAGGGCCTGCGTTGTAAGAGTAGCCGTTGGGGTATCTCACGACACCGTACAGTTGCTCCCGCACAAAGAGCTGGCTGTTTGCCTGCTCCAGCTGTGCGATGCGCCCTTCCAGCTGGCTCTTTTCCAGAGCGGCGAATTTGGCGTCAATGTTTGCATTTACGCTGTCAATTGCCCGCTGCGTCTTGCAGCAGCAGTCGGCCATCTGAGACTGGATGTTGTTTCCGGTTTGCATGATGGTCATGTTCGTACCGTTCTGGGCCAACGCCATTTCCTTACCCAGCTGACCGATGTTGCCCTGCATCTCGTAGCCGAGGTTACAGATGCCGCTGCCAATATTGGTCAGCCTGTCGTTGAGCTGGCCGAACTGCTGCCCAAACAGGATTTCCTGCTGAGACGCAGCGGTAGCGTACTGGCCGAAACTATCATTGTTGTTCCAGCCGTTCCGGCCGAAGCCGAACATGAACAGGAACAGAACAACGATCAGAAACCAGCCGGAACCCCAGCCTTCGTTCTCGTTACTACGAGTTACGGCAGCGATATCGGATAAACTCATACCATTGTCCATTTCGTAGATTCATCCTTTCATAAAATAATTTATTGTTTCGGCCTTCTGTGCACCGGAAGCCGCTACAACTTTATTTAAGACCCAAGAACTGCATAAAATCCTTGGCTTGGGATTGGAGCTGTTGGAACTGCTGCTGGGACATTTGCCCGGATGAAAGCATCTGCTGAATCTGCTGCTGTGCCTTCTGCGGTGTCATGCCCTGCGCAAATTTGCGGAACTCAGACAGCATTGCCATCGGACTGTTTCCCTGCGCCTGCTGCGGATTCAAAACGTCCAGTAGTGGATTGTGTGCCATTGACCATTGCCTCCAATCTGCTGAGTCTTTCCTCGATGCTCGCCCTGTGCTGTTGGTCTGCCTGCCTGGGGTCAAATTCCGAAAACTGAAAATACCGTGTATTCGTAATGCCCATTTGGTCGGCGCTCCGCACAGCAAATACATTTGCGTTCTGTGTCATCACCCAGGCTGTTTGCCCGGGCATGACTGATACCTGGTCCACATCCGCAACGTTAGGTACCCGTATCCAATCCATGCTGGCTTGCTGCATAGGCTGTTGCCGGTATTGATTCTGCTGCTGGAATCCATACCCGTTCGGCTGGTTCCACTGGCTATTCCACGCCATATTTACCGCCCCTTTCTGCTTATATCATAACAAAAATCCCGACGGTAGAATCATCATCTACTCGTCGGGATTTCGTCATATAATCGTCAATAAATCGTCACGCAGAATCAGAATTTCAGATTTTCAGGGAGCTTGTCACTGTACTTTCTGCACAATTCGTATTCTATCCGCAACTTTTTAACCGTTCTTGTGATAGTGGCTTGGGACACACAAAACTTGTGGCACTGTTTTGTCTGGCTCCATCCGGCGGCTCGGGTGCGGATGATCTTTTCCTCCAACGGCGTGAGAATCGCCAGAGAACAGAACTCATCCAGAATCACCCGATTCCACGGGACTTTATCCACTTATCACATCAGTCCTCCTTTGGGGAACTGTAAGTTCTTGCCTGTTTGCTGTCAGCGATACCGGCGGTGGTAGGATCATTGACCACGCCCAGAATCACCAACAGGGCAAACACGGCGTTCACCACGGCCAGCAGCTTGTCGCCGATTTCGCCCAAGTCCAGCGTAAAGCCGAACAGGGCGGCTACCGTCTGCACCAGCAGAAGCAGCGCGGGAATCGCGGCCAGCCAGAAGTTCTTGTTCTTGATACGTACAATCCAGTTAATCATTTTGTTTTCCTCCTTAAATTTAGCCCAGCCCAAGCCGGGCAAGAATAAACCCTACGACAGCGGCCACAACGATGTAGATGACCTTTTCCACAACGCCCTTCCACCGCTTGCCGGGTTCGGCTTTCAGCTCCTGCACGTCCGTGCAGAGGCCGTCAACCTTCTCCCCGGTAACCTCCACCTTCTCCGCCATGACAGCGACGGATGTTGCCAGCGTGTTCACCGCTTCCGTGTGCCGTTCCAGCGCGTCCAGACGGTGGGAGTTGGATTTGCTCCGCTGTTCTACCGCAGAAAGCCGCCCAACGATTTCCGTTTCTTCCATTGGCATACTCCCTTCTCAGCCGTTCCACCGGCTGTACTTCCCGTTGTCCTCGTGAATCCCCCAGCCGTACAGCCCCAGACCGCCCCGCCCGGGGATTTTCTCAGCCTGTACCTCCTGCGCTATGGCATACAGCTTCTCCGGGGAAATAGCCCCCGAGAGGTCTACGGCCTGTCCCGTGGTGTGCAGGGAGTTGGATACTCCGCCCACTTCGGCATTGTGCCGCTTGCACCGCACACCGGAATTTACATGCAGGGGAACCCCCGCCCTGCGGCGTATCTCGTCGGCCATGCGGACGGTTTCCTCTGCGGGTTCTGCGGGGAAGCCGTTGCAGTATTTCCCGCCGCACTGGCACCGGAATTCCTTCCGGGTGAAGTACCGGATATCGTCCCAGAATGTTCCCGTCTTCGGCGCGTCGCTGCTCCCCGGCTTCTCCACTTTGATAGCCGTCCCGGCAATAGCACCAATCAGCATTTTCTTGGTAGCCGCCCCCGGTATCCCGTCCACGGTAAGTCCGTAGTCCGCCTGAAACGCCCGGATAGCCCTCTGTGTGTTCCTGCCCTCAATACCGTCAATCGTGCCGGGAGAATAGCCCAGATAGGCGAGCAAGCACTGAATTTGCTTTACCGTCATACGTTCACCTCTTCCCAGCCCTGGGGGTATGCGGACGGCGACCATACATTGCTGTCCAACGTGGAGCGGTACACTTTGCTGCCCTCCGTGCAGCAGTCACCCTTATTGTAGGGGCTGGTAGCCATGGCGACGAACGGCAACGCTTTTGCAGGGTCTGTGCTCCAAGCAAACCCCCACTGTGCTGGAAGTTCCTCTGGCTCCTTAGTGTAGATAGTGCTGTCATAGGGCTGCACCAGCCGCACCACACGGCCAGCAGATGATTGGCACACAAACCCGGCCTTGCGCTCCAGCATGTTTTTGTTTGCGACAGCGGCCTTAAAACTGGGAATGTCGCTATCCGCCGCGTTCAGTTCGGTGCCTGTCATGTCAGGGGCTTTCTCCTGCAAGGCAAGCGCGTTCGCCCGCCCCTGGGCATACATGATGCTTTTTCTTTCCTCTTGCGTCACAGACTGTCAACCCCTTTCTTGTAGGCTTCATCCAGCTCTTTCAGCTGTTCCTCTCCGCCGCTGGCTTTCATTTCCGCGATTTTAGCAAGGATGGCGTTTTTGCGTTCTTCGATGGTCATGCGTTCACCCCCAGAGCAGTTTCGATCTCGGATAATGCGGCTTCGTATTCGGTATTCTGAGCAGCAACTGTTTGGTATTGCTCACGCTCATACTCCCGCTGAGCGGCGTCCAGCTCCGCCCACGGCTTCCACGGGGTAATCATTTCGCCAGCGAACACCACGCCATCAGCACGTGTCCACGTCTGTCCCATCGGGATGAAGCGGTATCCCTCAATGTAGGTGTCGCATTTGCCATCGAAAGCATCCGTTTCTACGGCGGTATATGTGATATCTGGGTTAATTAGGTGACACCTAAAATCGGAATCAATATATATTGTTTTCATTTAGGCCACCTCACTTATATTAGACTAACTTCTGACACTTTGACCGAGCCGCCTTTTTCACTATTGAAAGATAGCATAACAGTATTTGCTCCAAAGACACTCGAAATATCAAGACTAACTGTACCAGTTGTTGCCGTGGTGACTTTTGCGGCTGGGTTACTAATCGAAGTAGCATACAGATAGACGCTAAGAGATCCGTTATCTATTGAATCTACTGTTACTGAAAGTGCTTTATACTCACTTACGTCGATCTTATTTTTCGGACCACACGAGAAGGTTTTTTCGGCGTAGGCTACTATACTAATTTGTTGCCCTGATATACTAGCTGAGCCGGCGGAGGTAGCACCAGTGCCCCACCCACCAGTTATTGCGTCACAAGTATCGCCATTGTTGAAAAGATGGGTGATATATTGCAGGGTGATATTCTCGGTCTGGCCGTCGGTGGTTATCACGACATCGGCACTTTTTGACTTATCCCCATCCGTAGCTGTCGCCGTCCAAGTTCCTGCATTATAGACTATGCATGTCCACGAACCACTGGTGTTTGGAGCGGTAAGGGTTGTAGTTCCATCACTGCACGTACAAGTTGATCCCGCAGGGTAAGTGACGTTGATTGTAGCTGAGAAGTACGTTATTGTGACATACTCTACAGTTAAACGAGTAATGTCGACGTCTTGGGTTGCGATACTGCTGCCCTTTGTAGCAGTAACAGTCCATGTACCAATGTCCAGACCGCTGAACGTCCACGTACCATTTTTTTCGGAAGCTGTTTTTGTGGTTGACCCCATTTTACAGGTTACAGTGGAACCTGTGGGGGCGGTCACAATTATTGTCGATTTGTTGGGGCTTCCGCCGCTGGCACCAAATCCATATAAAGGCACTGCAATGCTCATACGTACACCTCCACCGTGATGGGAATGTCCACCGTGGGCTTGTCCTCAAGGCAGGTAAACGTCAGCACGTTGCCCGACCGGGAAGCGAAGCTCACCATACCGCACGCCTCTTTCAGCGCGACATTGGCAGGCGTGTCACTTCCATACGCCGGATAGGCCATAGCTTTCTTTGCGTCCGTCAGGCCGGCCACGGTAACAGACTGGACATACGGCGCACTGCCAGCCCACCCGGCAACGGGCAGTGTTGCGGAGACGGAAACTGTTTTGACGCCGTTCAGAGCCGTGTCCACATAGCCCTTGTTCACCGCGTCGGCATTGTCCGAAGGAGTGCCCAGCCCCGTGACCTTGTTCCCGCTCATGGCGATATTCCCGGTCATGGTGCCGCCAGACCTGTCCAGAAGGCCGTCTGTGCTGACAACATAGTCGTTGATGGCGGGAACGACCTCTTCGTTTATGAACTTCTTGATGGCGATTCCCGCCTCGTCGAACTTTGCCTTGAACCCCGCCTCGGTAAGGCCGTCATCCACATTGGGGCGTCTGCCCAGCTTCTGAATGACCTCCATATCGGCGGTCAGTTCCGGTATCTTTGCCATTTATGCTCCCTCCCTGTTCAGCGCCCTTTGCAGCGCTCCGTTTCCGCCGCCGCCATTGACGGGCATATCCTCCGACGTGGTCTGGACGCTCATTCCCGTTCCCGGATTCCCGGCGGGAGCGCTGGCCATGGCCGCCGCTTCAAAATCGTCCAGAAGCTCCTGCTTCTTGGTGATATAGCCGTTGGGGAGCCGTTCAAGGTACTGCTTCGGCGTGATCAGATGGTTCATGAGAAGATTGTCCAGCGTCTGCATGGAGGCCATTTCCGACCAGTAGGAACAGGCACCCACGTCCTGCTTGATGGACATTTGCAGCTCCCTCAGGACGCCGAAATCGAACGGCCGCATAAAGGTCTGCTTGGGCAGCTGCATCCCAAGGGGCTGCTCACCGGGCTTGTCCATGCCCAGGGAAGTCTCCACCATGCGGGTGCCGTACTTCGCCGCCATCATGTCAAGCCAGATTCTTCCCGCTTCCTCCATGCACTGGTAGTCGTTCTGCTTGGTCTGCTCCATAGGGGTGTTGGCCGCCCGCTGCAAGGCGATAATCGCACTTGTGGTCTCAATCCGGGCGTCGCCCATGGCCACGTCAGACGCGCCCAGCAGAGAGCGGGTCTTGTCAAAGCTCAGCTCGATAAACTGGGCAATCTGGGGGCTGACGGATGCGCCGTCGATAATCTTCGCTACATTGTTCACGTCTCCGGAAATGCCGATGGCCGTTCCCACGCTTCCGTCCCAGTGCTTGATCTTGTTCCGGTCATAGACCACTTTTGGGAACGCTATGGTCAGAAGGGAGATGCTGACAAGGGCGAACATCTTGTTGATAAACTTCTGGTTGGGCAGCATTCCGGTGGCCAGCGCCTGACCGTGGTAGCAGTCCCGGATATAGTCCCAGTTAATCCAGATCAGCGGGTACAGACTGTAGCCGGTGTCATAGGCATTCCGAAGAATCCCCTTCTCCGTGCTTTCCATGCACCAGATGGTGCGGGTGTCCCGGTTCCGGAAATAGTAGGTCAGCACCGTCACCTTGTCGTCGGTGTAGCTGTCGTATTTGTTCTGGAATTTATCGGAATCCGCCGTAATGCTGTCCGGGTCGTCAATGCCGCACTGCCCGGCCTTTTTCAGCTCCTCCGCCCGCCATTGGACGTCCTCCACCAGCTCCCGGCGCACAAGGATGATCCAGGGCTGACGCTGGACATCCCGGCAATTGGGATTGCCGAACAGCACCCGAAGGTTGTCCACAATCTCCGCCACGATCTCTCCCTTGACGTCCTGACCGTTTTCAATGGTGGGGTCAAAGTAGAAGTGCATACAGCCGTCGCCGGTAACGGCGGCGTTGCGCAAAAACTCCCGGTTCTTGGCCACGATCCGGTTGCGCTCGATAATGGCGGCAAACTGGTGGTTGATGATCTCGGCGAAGCCTTCCAGCTCTCTCTGGGTATACCGGGAGGTGGAGGGCAATGGCGTCACCTGAATGGTCATGTTGTCCGAGGTAATGGTGGACACCTGAAAGTTGATGATCTGCTTGAACATGTTGTAGGTGGGGGTAGGCAGGCCGTTGCTCTCCACGCCCTCCCATTGATTTCCTATGAAGAAATCCTCGTTGACCTTCACCGTGTCATACAGGCCGATCTGCTGGTTGAAGCCGTAGGCCTTTTCGTAGCGCTTCTGGATTTCCTCGTTGGTGGGAATCTTCTGTTTTCTGCTCATTATTCGGCTTCACCGCCCATCCGCTCGGCCTGACGGCTTTTCTTCGCCGCCTCCAGGGGGTCAAAGCCCAGAATCCCGGAAATGCCCAGGTTAAAATCATTCACGGACTTGACCGCCTCCTTTGCCGCCTCATAGTCCGGGACAAGCCCCTGCTCCAGAACGCCGACCCGGTCGCTCAGCTTTCGGAGACTTTCGGCTTCCTCCCGGTAGTGCGCCCGTCTGCGCCGGTCGGAGACAACCACCGCGCCCAGAACGAGGCAGGCCACGAGAATATTCAGAATCATGAGAATTGTCATTGTGTCCTCCTTACTGGGGAAGGGGCGGTTGCCCGCCCCTCATAAATCAGGCCTGATCCTTCGCCGCGACGGCGGAGTTGAACATGCCGGCCTTTGCCGCATAAGCCCGCAGGCGGTCGCCGCTGGCCAGGGTGACGGCGGCGGTGTAAGCCTTTGCCTCCACGGAATACCGGGGGTCAGAGCCGTCAGTGGTGTAGTAGACGGTGGCGCCGCTGGTGGTGGTCTCAATGGTGGCAGCCTTGCCGCTCATGGTGATGGTGGGAGTTTTCACCACGGTGCTGGGTGCGCAGGCCACAAGAACGCCGTCGGCCTTCTTGCCCAGGACAAAGGCGTCGTACATCATACGGAACTCGATCAGATCGCCGGACAGGCCGGGAGGATCGACGTGGCCCTTGAAGTCCTTGATCTTCATGGGGGAGATGACGGACTTCTTGTGCAGGATCATGAACACCACGTTGGCGGGCATCCGGTCGTTGGACATGGGCAGAACGTTCATGCCGGAGATCTGACCCACGGTGCCCTTGGGCAGGGTCTTGCCGCCCAGAGAATCCAGGTTGACCCACTGCTTCGCCAGCTGGAGGGTGTCCAGATACTCGTAGGGAATCAGCAGACTTACGTCGCCCTTGACGCCCTTGTCCCGCTGCTTGTTCCGCGCCTTGATGATGTAGCCGATGATGGTGTCGGTGGTGGGGGCTGCCGTCAGCTCCTCGTGCATACCGGCGTTTTCCGCCCACTTTTTCAGGCGGTAGGTGTCCACCTCGGGGATGATATGCTCCTCCCGCTCCGCCTTCATGATGGCGCCGACCTTGTGCTTGTCCATGACCTCCATGTTGTTGCCCTTATCCACGGACAGGCTCAGGGACTTGTCCTGGGTCATGGTGAAGGTCTGCTCCTCGTTGCCCACTTCCTTGGTGTCGCCGTACCGGCTGCCGGTACCAACGCCCTTGGTGCGGTCGTAATCCTGCAGAGGCTCGGTTCTCAGGCTCTTGACATGGACGGTCTTCACGCCGGAAAACTCCATGTCCAGACTGTGGTCAAAGAGGCCGTCGGTCTCGGATGCCTTGTCGAAGCCCTCCATCAGGGCGGCCTTGTACTTTTCGTCAAAATGAATGGTTGCGCTCATAAATTTCCTCCTTAAATCAAAAAATGAGCCGCGGCTGTCCCGTTGGGATCAGCTTCGGCTCTTGGCTCCTGTTTGTTTATTCTGTTTATTCGAATGCCGACATGAAGTCGTCAAAATCGCTCTTTCCTCTCTGCCCGCCGGAATCCTTCTGGCTTCCGGGAGAGCTTGAGCGGTTTTCCCGGTTCTTCTTCTCGGCTGCCAGCTGACGTTCCAGCTCGGCGATTCTGGCTTCCTTCTGGGCGGCCTCGTACTTCTGGTAAGCGCTCAGGAGGGTCATACCGGCCTGTACATCAGGGGTCAGCTTGCTCACAAGCTCGTCCGTGAACTCCACCTCCGGATAGCTCCGGCGGAACTCGTCCACCTCCCGCTGTGCCCGATTCTGGCTGCTTTCCTCCGCCTCCTTCTGCTTGTCCTTCTCCGCGTTGACCGCGTCCAGACCCTTTTGCAGACGGGCGTTCTGAAGCTCCAACTTCGCCTCCGTCTCCGTGCGTCCCTCGCCCTTCCGGTAGCTGACATACAGCATTTCCGCCAGCTCGTTCAGGGGGGTGCCGGTTTTATCCGCCAGGGTGGTCATGATCTCCATCACGTCCTTCTGGCCGTCCAGCTGGGTTTTCAGCTCCTGAATGGTCTGCTGGGCACGCTCCTTGACCCGGTCGTAATCCGCACCCTTCTGGGCAAGGGCGGTCATTTCGGCAAGGCCGACGGTTCGCTCCTCCTTGTTGACCTTGATGGTGAAGGTCTGCTCGGCATCCGGCTTGCCCGATTCCTCCGGGGCGTCGACTTCCCCGCCGGTATCTTCTCCGGTTCCCTCGTCAGGTTTTTCCGCTCCATCATCGGTCACGGTGGTTTCCTGTTCCGTGTCAGCCTGCTCCTCGGTCTGTGCGCCGGTTTCCTGGTCGGTCACGGTCTGGTTGCCGTCCCCGTCAAAAGCCGCCACAAAGTCCTGGTAGCCGCTGTCCATCGTTTCTTCCATTGTGTGTTCTCCTTTCGTTTTCGGCTCTGGTAGGCCGTATATTCACGCCTGTGGTAGGGCGCAAATTTCTGATTTACCCCATGATGTAGCTCCGGCTCAGGCCGCTGCCGCACATGGCCGTCTGATAGTCCATGCCTCCCTCTTCCTCGTCGTCCTCGGTTTCCTCCCGCTCCCGCTCTCCGGGGAGGACGTAGGTCTGAGCAAAGTATCTCAGGGCGTCGGGGCCGTGGGTCAGCTCGTGAGGGTTCTTGCTGACATCGTTGGGGTCTGTCTTGTCGTGCTGTAGACACTTGATGCACTCAATCAGGCTGCCGCAGGTGTCGAATATGATAAGTCCCGGCTTTCCGTCCTCCCGGAGCTTGAAAAGCTCCTTCAGGGCGTACCAGCCCTGCTTCCGGTTATTATCCGCCTTGACCAGGCCAACCCCGTTTTCGGCGAAGGTAGCCGCCTGGGTCTTGCCCGTCTCCCGGCTCCGCGCCCACATATCCGGCGGGGAAATGGTAAAGTCGATATTCTCGTCCGGGCGGGTCAATTCCAGCTGCTTTCTCGCCGCGTCGGAAACCACCATGTTGCTTTGGGCAAACTGCCGGTAGACGTAGCACCTTCCGGTTTCGTCCACCGCTACCCAGATGCAGAAGAACATGTCCAGGCCGTAGTCCATGGCGCGGTAGCGCTGCCAGTTCGGCTTCAGAGGGAAGGGCTTGCAGGTGTGGATGCCGTCGGTAAACTCGTCGAAGTACACCCCTGCCAGGGCGTTCCAGTCGCCGTACCGATGCGCCCGCCGAACATCCTCGGGAAGCAGCTCCAGCTGCTTGACGTAGTCCGGGTTTGCTTCCATCAGGTCTTTGTTGTCGTCCACCGTGGCGGGGATGAAAACATAGTCCTTCGGGTTCTCCCCGGTCTTGAATTGCCGGTCTATGAACAGCCGCTTCACCCAGAAGTGGCCGGGTCCGCCGGGGTTGCAGGTCAGGTAAATCCGCTTGGGTATCCTGTTCGCGCCACGGACGATACCCGCCAGCCCTCGGAATTCGCTTTCCAGGAACTGGGTCGCCTCGTCGATGAACAGCCACTCGTATTCCTGACCCTGATATTTGCCCTGCACCGCCGCGCCGTAGCCGGGCATGTTGCCGAACTTGATCTTTGACCCATTGGCAAAGGTAATGACGTGGTCGGACTTGTTGTAGTTGAACGTACCCGGCGCCAGGATTTTCAGCATGGGGTCAATGAGCGTTCCCTCCATGTCCCCGTATTCCCGTCGGAGGATCAGTATCCGGATTCCCGGGTAGGTGTAAGCGCCCAGCGCCGCCTTGCGCACCACTGACCAGGACTTGCCGCCGCCTCTTGCCCCGCCGTAGCAGGTGTACTTTGCCGTGCTCAGGAAAAATTTCCACTGCGGCTCCGAATTGGGCGACCCGATATTCACTTTTACAGCGCTCTCAGCCGCCTTTTTTGCTGCCATTATCTGTCCTTTCCGGAAAACAAAAAGCCAGAACCAACGCTCTTTCCGGGCGTTCGCTCTGGCTCATGGCTCTGGCTTTTTCCGCTGTATTCAATTACGCTTTCGTTCTTGCATCGCCCGCAGAACAGCGGGAACCGATGCAGCTCCGTGGAGGAAAGCACTTTGGTCTTTGTCCTGCACCCACACACCGGGCAATATAAAAACCCTCGTTCATCTACTCGCACGATTGCCTCCCTTTCTCTTGGCGGGCTATACAGGGATCGAACCTGTGACACGCGGGTTAACAGCCCGCTGCTCTACCGACTGAGCTAATAGCCCATATTCTTGCCCCGGCTTACGGTGCCGGGGAACCGCTTTGCCCGTTTCCGGGTCGCCCTTCATTGGGCTGGTGCTGGTGGCTGGGGTCGAACCAGCTCCCTGCGCCTTATCACGACGCCGCTCCGCCTGTTGAGCTACACCAGCATTTTATTATTTTTTATGACCGCCTCTTCAAAACCGCCCCGCCCGTTTCCCCTCTACCCCCTCCCGGGGCAGTCTCAAAATTCGTTGCTGCGTATAGTATATATATTATATATTATATATAAGCTATAATAGTAATATTAAAGCTATAGGTTATATATAAGCTATATAAGCTATAAAGTATATACTAGTCTTTATCTTAGATATAGGCTTTAAGTATATTATTAATCTTACTATTGCCGCATTGACGTTTGAATTTTGCCGGGAAGAAGAAAACAGTCGGAAACTAGGAAATGGAAAGAGAGGGTGTGTCGCATATATCTATACCTTATCGAATGACCCCACCCCCTTCCCCGCTATCCCCCCGGGGGTGGGTGGCTCGAAAGAAAGCCCTTCGGTACTGGCCTATATTTCAACCAGCCAGGGGAGTTATTGCCAGCCAGGGCAGCACCACCAGCACCACAATAGCCAATAGCATTTATACCCCAATTGTCCACGACTGGAATACACCAATTGCAATTACCCTTGAAATGTTCGGACTTTCCCGATTACACATATAAACTCAAAACATTTCAGAGAAAACGAACGCAACAAAAATGATATTTTGTGGCGTTCACTATTTCCCGGCCTTCTTGCCCCTTGGATCATCCCCGCCAAACTGAATATTGATCTTCGTCGGGCTTGCCGTGCCTACGTCCCTATCGGTATAGCTGATACCGTCGCCCACATCCTGCTTCAAGGCAAATATACCCTTTGACTGCACCTGACCAGACCAGCCCGACCCGCTGAGAATCTGCCCGCGCACCCATGTGGCCATTCTTTTTAGCGCAACAGCTCTATCATAGTATGCAGACTTCCTATCCTGCCCTCTTTCCATGCACTCTTTCACCTCTGCCTCCGTGTAACCCAGAGTAGCGCAAAAGTGCGGCCATGAAGCCCTAGGAAATCGCTCTTCCGCCAGATCTTGCTTGTACTTCTTGATAGCGGCATTCAGTTCTTTCTCCGGCATCCGAAACGGGATACCAGCGCCGGAATTTTCGTTTCCGGGCATCAAAACCACCTCCAAAAGTTCGGAAATCAACATTTATCTAACCTCTATAATATTCAATAAATGGCCGTTTGTCAACCCGTTTTATTATCGAATCGCGATAATCAATACATGATAATCAAAAAGAAAACGCTGCATTGTAATAATGCCCCGCAGTTGTGGACAACGATGTAAAATGCGTGGTACTTGCGGCCGTGGAGTGCTTAATCTCTGGGAAAGAAAAAAGCTGGAATAATTCAGATATAATAATTAAATTAAAGCGGGAAAAAGGGTAGGCTTTGGGGTGGCGAAAAAAATTTTGAAAAAAGTAAAAATAGTGCTTGACAATACTAAGCTAGTATGTTATTATGAGGGCACAGAAAGCAAGACACCAATCAACACGAAGAAAGGAGAACAACATGGGACAGACCGACAGCCAGTTCAAAGCCTTTATCCGCTTTGTTCTTGATGCTCTGCGGGAGATCGCAGCAGAAAAGGACGAAGAAAAGAGAGCCGCCAAGATGGAAAAGGTTCTCGACAATCTGCAAAAGACCCTTGAAGACTGAATGAGCCGGGGCGAGCAATCGCCCCAACTCCCGAAAGGAGGTTGAAGATAATAGGGAAAACAAGCACCGAAATAAAAGCCCGGTGGAATGAAAAGACTTATAAACGTTATCAAATCTATTTACGGCAAGATGAAGACCGTGAGCTTATAGAGTTCATAGAGCAAAACAAAGGAACCCATGGAACCACGGATATTTTCCGGAGCGGTCTTGAAAAAGTAAAAAACGAGGGTCTTAATTGACCCTCTTGATAATAGCATACTAACTTAGTACATAAGAAAGGAAAATCACAATGAAATACTTCACCACCTGCACCACTCTTGACGAACTGAAAAAGGAATTCCGCCGTCTTGCCATGCTGCACCACCCCGACCACGGCGGCGACACCGAGACCATGAAAGCCATCAATGCCGAGTATGACGCGGTATTCCCCGCTTTCAAGCTGGCCTATAACCGCACCGCCAAGACCCCCACCTCCGAGACCGCCCAGAGCACCCGCAGCGAGTTCTATACCGCCAACGGCTGGAAGGGCAGCAACTACGAATCCGGCCGCAGCCTGAAAGAGATCGCCCAGCTCGTCCGCCAGTTCATCAGGGAGCAGTTCCCAACCTACAAGTTCAGCGTCCGCACCTCCTACGCTTCCATGTGCCAGGAGCTGCACGTGGACATGAAGGAAGCCCCCTGCAAGATTTACAAGGACTTCGACGAGCTGACCGAGCAGGACAAGAACGACCTTATCCGCCGCATGACCCGCAACAGCGTTTTCACCCTGAGCAGCTGGAATGGCGCCGAATTAAAGGCCGAGTTTGAGCGCATCTGGGCAGAGCGCGGTGATTATTACAAGTGCCCCTCCGACCAGCTGAAAGCCGCCGCCGAAGCCGTGGACGGCTACGTGAAATCCTTCAGCTTTGACGATTGCGACGGCATGATTGATTATTTCCACGTGAATTTCTATTACTTCGGCTGTCTGCAAAACAACGCCCGGGATGTAAAGTTCGTTCCTAAGACTGCCCGTGTCGCCGCGCCGAAGGAGCCGAAGCCGGAAGAAAAGAAAGCCGGCTTTCTCCGGGTGGAGATCAACTCCGAGTTTGACGGTGTAGAGGTATACTTCCCCGATAAGCCCAGCGAAGAGACCCGTACCGCCCTGAAAGCCGCCGGTTACCGCTGGCACAGCAAGAAAAAATGCTGGTACGCCCGGAACACGGAACAGCACCTGCAAGCCCTCCGGGCAATTGAAACCGGCCTGACAGCATAAGAAACAGCCGCCCCAAACCCGGGGCGGCCTTCCCATTATTCACACAAGTTTCCCTTTATACAGCTTGTAGAACATCTGCGCTTCCTCGCTGGAGTACCCCAGCGCCACCCATGCGGCGATCATGTCCGCCTTCCTGGTGAACTCCTGAGTGACTCCATAGGTCTGTGTAAACTGCTCCGCGGAATACCCTCTGCCCCGGAGATAGGCATACTTGAGTTCCGTCTTGTTGGGCTTCTCCGCCTCCGGGTTGTAGTCCGGCATATACAGCAGCATGATCCTGTCTTTTTCCTTGTCGCTCAGGCCGTCCAGCGCCGCGATATAGCCCCATTTGTCCCGGTTGGTAACGGTGGCCTCCCCCGTGTCCTTGTCCACGCTGCCGGTGCCCTGAAGGTCTGCAAGCCCCTTAATGATCCGGTCTGCCACGTCCGAAGAAAGGCCGGATTCCGTCATGGCGTCGAACTTCTCCGTTTCAATGGAGAATGTCTGCCGGAAAACCATCTTGTCCTTGAGGGCGTCGTGGGCGGCCTTGGTGATCTGGCCGGATTCATAGGCGTTTCCCAGTGTCCGCGCCCATTCCTGCGCCTTGTCCTTTCCGGCCATTCCGGAATTGTCGTCCAGATTCTTGTAAACCCCGTACAGGCTTGCAAACGTCTCACCGCTTACGCCGTTCTCCCTGGCGGTTATGTAGTACCCGATTCTGCCGCCGGTGCCGTTCTTAAATTCCTGCTTCTGGGCGTTCCCCAGGGATTCATAAATGCTGTAGGCCTGCCCCAGTGCCTCCGGCTCCATGGTGTCGAACGCCTTGGAAAATTCCGATCTCACCAAATCCTGCATAATGCTGTTTTCCACGGTTTTAGCGTCCTTCGGGCTGTCCGTCGTGTAATCGGAAACCGCCGCCCGGGCGTGTTCCGTGGCGTAGGTCTTCGCCCGGTTCAGGGCATTCGCTTTCTGCTCGTCCGAAAGATTCCGGAATGCTTCACTGCCCATCAGCCCGGTGTAATAGCTGCTCACCAGCTCGCCATAGGTCTTTTGGTAGGTTTCCCTTGCCTCGCCGTCCAGATTGACCGTCTCACCGTTTACATGGATAGACATGGGTGCCTGTCTGTCCGGGATAAAGCTGGTATCACCGTCAAGGCTCCCGCTCAGTTCTTCCAGATAGTTTGTCACGTCGTTCTTGCGGTAAGTCTGGGTTTTCGTCGGGTCGACAAACGTATTGAAGAACCCGCCCCGCTCCTGCGCCTCTCCCAGTCCGCTGTATTTCTTCGGAAGGGTCTGGGACAGGAACGGAAGTCCGGCGATGATGTTGTTTATGGCATACTCCGCTGAGGTCTCCCCCCGGGTGTCCCTGTAGTAGCCGTCGGTAAGCTGTGCCGTCTGCCTGACAAACTGCGGAATAAAGCTGCCGGCGGTATCTCCGGCATACCCGGCCAGTTCGTCCATTATGCCGGAAGCATCGTCCGCTTCAACAACACCGCTTATTAAATCAACCCCACCGGACAGGCCGGTCATCATGGGGCTGTCCATCAGAGAATTGAACACAGATTTCACGGTTGCAAACGGATACGCTTTCAGCATGTCGGCAACGCTGTCCTCTTTGGAAAGCTCATACCCGAGATATAGCTGGGTATTGAACGGCTCCAGGAAGTCCAGGCTTGTGATAATGTCCCCGTCCTGCCATTCCGAACTCCCGCCGTCCAGTCCTCTTTTGAGGGCGCTCCAATTGATTTGTGCGCCGCTTCTCCCTTCGGCCTGTAAAAGCGCCTTTTCGTCCTTGTCCTTCGGCTCATTGACCTTTACAACGCCGGCTGCAGCCGCCGCTGTAAACATGGCAATCATTCCGACGCCGCTTAAGCCCCGGCCAAAGTCGGAAGCTACCTGCCTCTGCCGGGCAACGTCGATTTCCTTTCCGGCTTTCGCATCCTTTATGAGGGAAATAGCTTCTCCGACGCTCTTAACAACGCCCGTCGAATAGTCAATGCCCGTCTGGGTCACGTTCATAGGCACCGACGCGAACGGAATCACGGCATCTACTGCGACTTCTCCCGGTTTCCCGAAAATATCCCCTGCGCCTCTTTTGAACCCCGCCGCCGCTCTGGAAAGATCAGAGCCGCGGGTTTTGCCGTCGCTGTCTTTCCATGTTGCATCCTTGAATGTCCGCCGGTTCGCGGTGAATTCGCTCAGCTGCGCGATCTGTTCCTCTGTAAGGTTCGCATTTTTCAGGTTGTTCAGGCTTTCGGAAATCGCCGCATTCGTTCCGCCCTCAAAGATTTTGTCCGTTACCTCAAGGTTGTAGCTCATGTACTTCTGGAATGCGTACATGGCGCGCATAGCAACGTTGCCGGTGGAGCGGAAAGTCCTGCCCATGTATTTCCCGCTTCCGCCGTCGCCCATAGCTGTGGAAAGGGAGGCGCCCGCGCCCGTTTCAATCGGGATGTTCAGCTCCACACACAGCGACGCGAAGCTTGCCGCGTCCGCTGCACCTTTTGCATAGGCCTTCACATTCTTGAAGTCGTTTCCCACAGTCTTCCGGCCTGTGAACTTAGACAGAACCGCATCCATCATCCTTCCGCCGGTGCTGTCGCTTGCGGAATCCATCAGCCCACCGAAGGAGTTGCCCGTGATATTTCTTGCAAACGTTTTAAGGCTTGCAAGCATATTCTGTTTCCGGATTCCCATGGCAATTTCCGTCTTCGTCCGCGCCCGGAAATCATCCGACATTGCCGCGATCTGGGCGTTTGCAACCGTCTTAAGGTCGTCAAAATCCATTTTCCCAAGAATCCGCTCTGCTGTTCCTGTCAGATTCTGAGATGTGCCGAACCACGCCGTTGTATTCCTTTCCCTGGCGATCTGGCGGATAATGTCCCGCATTCCTGCGCTGTCTCCGTCATCCACCAATTCAACCGCAATTGCAATCCGGTCAATATTTTTTGCTATGTCCTTCTGCCACTGCTTATAGGTTTCTCCGCCTTCCTTCTGCCGGAATGTGGAATCCTCCCGCTTCATGTCAAGAATGGCGTTCCGTGCCCGTTGCGCGGCGGTCATTGAATCCTGCAAATCTGCCATTGTCCCGGAAATGGCGAATGCCTGCGTGACCTGTCCGGCGTTCGTCCCGATTTCCCGGATTTTCATATTCATTTCCGTGATCTGGTTCTGTGCGCCGTCAATTTCAGAGTGTACCAGATTCTTGGTCACATATTTGGCGGTCAAAAGGTCTTCCGCCGTCCATGCGTCCTTACCCATAAGGTAGTCATATTCCGCCTGAACCTTTTCCGGGGTACTGGTTCTTTCCTTTGCCGTGGCCGTGGTGTCCGCGTTGTGCTTGACGTCGTAAATTCCGGCATCCGGGTTTTCCCTGACCATCTGCTTATAGCCCTGCCGGATGTCCGCGTCCTTGCTGTGAAGTCCGGTGTTGCTTACCGTCCGCGATACTTCCAAATCCCCGGACGGCTCATTCTGCATTCCCACCGTGTCCACAGCCTGTCCGCCCTCTGTGGACTTCCCGGAACTGTCCGCCACCTGTGGACTGCCCTTTCCCATCAGGGAATCCCGGTAGGCCAGAGCTGCATCATAGTCGTTCTTGCTGTAGGTGGGCAGCGCTTCCAGCTGGTCATCCGTGATCTTCGGGTAAGTACCCATCTTTTGAGCAACGGTGTCCGCGCTGTCCCCGTTGTGCTTCATCACGTAGATGTACGGCTCGCCCTTGTCCGGCGTCCACCCCTCGTTGGCGTAGGTCTTGTTGAACTCCACCCTTGCCACCGGCTCAAAGCCATATTTGGCATAGAGTTTCGCAAGCCCTTCCCCGTAGCAGTCCAGCCGGTCGCCGCCCTGCTCAATGGCAATGGGCATCATGGTGTCAAGGGCTTTCGGGGGTCCTCCGTTCTTGTTCTTGAAAACCGCCACAATGTCCCCGTCCGGAGCAATACCCACGCCCACCGTGCCGTTGTCGTTCATGAAGGTTCGGACATTTCCGCCCTTCAGCTGCTGGGCGGATTTCGGCGTGACGCACCAGCCGTTTGCCGGGTCAGAGTTCCGCCCCGCAGTCAACGCCTGTTCATAGCTCACCGGGTCGGCGGTGGTATCCCTTACGGCATAAGTCGGTGTTCCCCGCTGCCTCTGGGCTTCCTGTAATTTGTCGCTTACGCGAAGCTCTCCAGAAACTCGTAGGTCATTTTGAGAATTGCCGTCTCCGGATTCTCCTTGTACGCCTCCCGGAACCACTTGGGTTCCCGCTTCCATTCCTCCGGGTGCTTGTCCAGATACTGGCAATGCTCCCGCGTCTGCTCCAGAAACCCGTTCGGCTCCAGCTCCTCCGGGTAGTCCCGTTCCATCAGTGCCTTGTAATCCCGTTCCATTTTCCGTACCTCCCTGTATCGGATTCCCGTCAATATGATAATAACTCCCTTCGGCGTTGGTGTCAACGCCCAGAACCCGGTCAAAGGCATTTTGTACCGCCTGACGCTTCGGCGAAACCTCCGGCGTTTCCCGCCTTGCAGGCGCTCTTTCCGCCAGCTCCTGCCCCATGTCCTCGATCAGGCTCTGCGCCCCCTCCCGGTTCAAGGTGGTGGGGGCGGTGTCCCCGGCCAGCTGCCGGACGGCTGCCTTTACCGCGTTCCGCTTCTCCGACGCCGTGGCCATTTGGGACAGGTCAAGCCCCGCCTGCCGGGAAAGCTGCTCCATGGCCGCCGGGTCGGCAAGAATCTTCTCCACGGTCTTGTTGCTCACGTTCCCCGTTTCCACCAGCTTGTCCAGTGCGTTTGTAAGCGCATTTCCCGTCTGTGGTGCCCCTGCCGCCTCCACATCAGGGCTTTGTGCTTTCGTGGTGCCCATGGGCGTCTCCGGCAAAATACCCGCCTGTTGGCTTCCTGCGGCCTCCTGCGGGCTCGTCTGCGCCCCCTGCTTACCGAGCTTTGTCATCACGTCGCTGTAGGCGGTAGTCCCCGCGCCCATAATAGCGCCGGAGCCGGCAGAAATGATCAACGTATTCAACGCCTCGTTCCAGACGTTCTTATCCGCCTGTGTCTTGGCTTCCTCGTAGCTCATGCCGCTGGCCACCAGCTCGCCGATGGTCTGGTTGTATTCGCTGTTTCCCTGTAGAATCGCCGCCTCCGCAAGAAGACTGCCGAAATAGCTGGCCTCTTCCCCGCTGGCCTCCACACCGGCCTGACCGAGGGTGTTCAGTACCCATTTCCGCAGGTCGCTGCCCCCCAGCTGCTTTGCCTTGTCCAGAGCCTTATCCAGCGGTACCTTTTCCGTCAGCACCTCCAGTCCGGCGTTCGCCGCGGCCATAAGGTACGCCTGCGCCGGAGGCGCGCCCTTCTGGGACGCTTCGCGCAGGGTGTCGGTAAAGGAATTGATTCCGGCAAGCGCCAGCGAACCGGACGTACCGCCGGTAGCGGCGGCAAGCGCCAGCCGCGCCGCCGAATCCGCCGCGGAGGTCACCATCTGATACCCAGCCGAAAGCCCCTTCCTGACCTTGCTGTCTCCGTCTCCGGCGATTCTTTCCGCCGTGTCCGCCGTTACGGCGTTTCCGTATACGCTCATGATGTCGCCGCCTGTATACGGCGCAAGTGTTGGGTACCTTCCCGTTCTGTCTATCAGCTCGAACGCCCTTCCTCCCAGTGCGCTGAGACCGCCCAGTGCCCGCAGCGGAAGTCCGACGATATTCTGCGCCACAGCGCCAACGCCGGTATCATTCATGTCGTGGGCGGATTGCACGGCCTGTTCTGCCTGCTGTTCAGCAGTGTACCATTCATAGCTTTCTTTTAGTTCGGCCAATCTCTCCGCGCCATATTTCTTAATGAGTTCCGTCTCTGTATCTTCCATCGCGTGCGCCAGATCTAACGGGGTGAGGGTCGAAATTTGTTCGGTATTGTCTCCGGCATACCGCTCAAACAGCTTTCTGTCTTCCTCCGGCATGGCGTTGATCTCCGCCATGTCCTGTGCCATTATCCGGCGGGTCTTCTCGTCGTTCGACAGCTTTTTGTAATAATCCGCCTTAGCTTTCAGCCCCTGGGATGTTTCGTCCTCGAATACCTCCGTCATCTGCAGCGCATTCCGGGGAACCTCCGACATGGGAACGTTCTGCGTCAGCTTTGTCGCCGCCTCCCGCTTGCGCTGCTGGAACTCCTGAGAATTCACATAGTCGTCATACTCTTTCTGGGCAAGGGTTACCTCCCTCAGATACGGCACAACATTGTCCGCCGCGATTTCCGGCATGTTGTATTGCCGCTCATACCGGGGGGCTGCGGGGACTATGCCCACGTCGGCGATGGCCTTTTCCACCGCCGCCCTTTTCTCCGCTTCCCGCTCCCGGGCTTTCTCCTCCCGTTCTGCCAGCGCCTGCCTGGATATGGGGCTCTCGTTGTTTCTTTCGCTTTTCTCTTTCTGTTCCTCAAAAATCGCTTTCCTGAGCAAATCGTACTTTGCCATAGCACACCTCCGTGCCCAACGTCACTTTTTGGACTTGGCGGGGATATCATACTTCCGCCAAGGCTTTTCGATGGAAGCCTTTAGGGGGAATGGGCCTCCACCCGCCTCTTTGTTCTCCTTGTCGTTGTCATTCTTTCTTGCCTGTTCGTAAAGATAACCCGTCAGAGGTCCGGGAGAATTTGCGGACTTGTCTTCGCCATACATCAGCGCCAGCAGTTCCTCTGCAGTGAGACCCGCATCGGTGCCGCCGGAGCTTCCGCCGCTTCTCCTGTAGCTTCCGCCGCCGCCACCGCCGCCGCCACCGCCGCCGTGCTTCGCCTTCAGCAGCGCCAGCTGCTCGTCCGTCAGGCCGTAGAGCTTTGCCAGGATGGAGTAGTCCCCCACCCCCGCCATCAGGTTCCCGGCCTCCTTCTGCATCTGCATCAGCTGGTCTTCGTCCGCCTTGGCGGCGTTGTACAGCGCCTGCGCCCGTTGGTAGTCGTTGTCCGCCTGGGCTTTGGCAATGGCGGCGGAGTATTCCTTGGCAAGCAGATTCCGCTGCCGCTCGAACTGGGCGTCGGAATCCGTCTGCGCCGCTCTCAGGGCAGTCAGGTCGGCTTGCAGCTGATTGTCCTGGGCAAGCCTCGCCTGTGCCATGGCGCCGCTGGTCAGGCCGTAGGCGTTCTGTACCTCCCCGTAGTTCTTCGCCGCCTTGGCGGATTCCACGTAGGTTCTGTTCAGGTTCGCGTCCGTGGCCTTCTGCTGCTTTTCCATGCTTGCGTCAATGTTGGATACGTTGTTTTCGTAGCCCGACGCCAGCGTCTGCTTCTGGCTTTCCAGACTGCCGTTGTACATCTTGTTGATATATTCCGCGTCCTTGGGCTTGTTTCCCAAACTGTCGTACCACGACCCGCCGGTGGTTCCCGCGCCCTGGGTCACGTTCTCGATTTTCTTTTCCTTCATGTGATTTCTCCTTTCTCAAAACAGCCCGTAGGGCGTGGAAATCGGCTCAAATTCCCCCGGGAGCTTCCCTTTCAGGTCTTGCAGCGCCTCCCGGTACCGCTGTAAGAACCACGCCGCCAGATCTTCATTTTCCCCGCTGAGCAGCTGCGCCGCCAGAAAATAGGGCAGCAGCGCAAGGCACAGCGTGTCGTCCAGGGGAATGACCTGGGTAAAATCCGGATTCTTGTAATCCTCCGCCGCCAGAATCCCGGGGAACGGACGCCCCGTCCCTTCCGCGGAATACGTCCCGGAGTAGGGATACAGCGCCGGAATGGCGGTGTTCAGAATGGAGATCGTGCGAAACCGGTATTCGTCCGTGTCCACGGTCTGGGTTCCGCCGTTGGATTCATTCTGCTCATCCATCAGATGGATGGCCGTGTCAAAAACCTGTTGTACCGTTACCATGTGTGTTCCTCCTTACTTTGCCATGGACGCAAAGCGCACCTTCTGGTCATAGCCCAGTACCGTGGCCAGCGCCCCGTCCGTGTTCACCTTGAAAATCAGCTTATAGTAGACGAATTTCTTCACCTTCAGCCGGATGCGGTTGATTTTCGGGGTGTCGTTCAGGTCGAAGGTGAAGTCCGCGAAATCCCAGTTGCTCCATGAAAACAGCTCGTTTGTCACTTCCTTCTCCATGTACTCGCTGCGCCTGTCCGTCGCCGCCGTAATAATCATTCTGGACTTGTCCTGAGGCAGCATGGAGACGTAAATCTCGCTGGAATACTTCCGCTGGAAGTCCGCCCCGAATGCCTGAAAGCCGGATTCCCATACTGCCTTAATGGCCGTGGCATCCCCGGAGGCCGTCACCGGCGCGTCCCGGGAAAGTCCCTCCTGGGAGAAGAAGAACATGTCCGTGTCCGTGAAGAATACCATTTCCCCGTCATGCACCATGGCGTTTTTCACGCTCTTGCAGAGGCCGGACTTGTAAATGCACCATAGACCTCCGTCCCCCGCCAGGGCGTACCGGTTCACCAGTACCGTGCCGTCGTCGTCGTTCAGGAATACGTAGTAGGTCTTGCTGTAGTCATCGTCGCAGGTCACGATCTCCGCGCTGTCCGCCCGGTTCAGGGAGTTCATCACCCTGTCGGAGACCCGCTTGGCGTACCGCTCGTCCTTGTAGTAGCTGGAGGTGATGCGCCATTCGTAGATTCCGTTCTTGCTGAATGTCCGGGGGAAATTCTCCACGGTCTGAATCTGTCCCAGCACGTCGTTTCCGAACTCCCGGTTTGCCGCCCGGAGATAGAAGCCCGCAATGGTGCTTCCGTCCGTCAGGGTCACCGGCTCATAGCTGATGGTGAATGCGCCGTCTGGCTTGAATACCAGAAGCTTGGAGTAGTGCCGCACAAGCCCCGTCACCGGGGAGCCGGACATGTCCACCGCCACCTCGTTCATGGCGGGGAAATACAGCGCCGTCACCTCTCCCGACTGAGGAACCCCGGTGTAGTAGCACAGATTCGTCCCGTCCCCGGCAACGAACAGCCTTGTGTCCGTGGCACCGTTGTATGCCTCCGCCAGAGGGCACCCCAGAATCTTCAGCCGGTTCTCCGCCGCCTTAGCTGCATCCGTGGTGTAGGTAAATTCCACATTGGCAACCCCCTTGATGGGAGCGGTGGTAAAGGTATAGGTGTGCTTCGATAAATCAAAGCTGCCGCTGGCCGCCACGTCCTTCGACACATTGTCCACGGTGATGGCCGTCACCCCGATGGCCTCCTCCGGCAATACGTAGGCCGTGGCCTCCCCGTCGGCGCTGTATTCAATCCGCCGCAGCGCCGTGAGAAGATTCAGGTTTTCCAGCGTGGTGCCCCCTCCGGCAGGCGCCGCCCCGGTGACCACCAGCGGCACATAGGGCGCTTCTGCCGTAAACGTGCCGTCTTTGTATACCACCGTGTTCCCCTTGCTCATGACGTACAGCTTCCCCCCGAAGGGGAAAATCTTCACCATGGCATTTTCCTCGGCGGTCAGCCCCAGCGCCCCGGTCTGCTGGTGGACGATGTGCCGGTTTCCGTCCGCCCCTCTCTGGTATACAAAAAGCCTGTCCGCGTTCTGATAAAAATCGCAGATCACCAGAAGGTCGTCCTCTCCGACCCGCCCCGCCCAGCTTCCCAGAATGGGGGCGGGGGTTCTCTCGGCGGCGAAGTCCGCCCGCTGGATTCCCGGGCGAAGGGTCAGATTGTAAGCGTCGGTAATGAGAAAGTTCTCCATCCGGGAAGCCTCCCCCATTTTCAGCTCCGTGTCCCCGTCCGCCGCCTCGTTGATTCCCAAAAATTTGTCAACGGTGTAAATTTTCGTTCCCCGCTGCATTGTCTTCCTCCTTTCTGTATTCGTAAATGTAAATTTCCGCCCGTGGGTGCTCCTTGTCGTAGAACACCCGGCTGCCGTCCCGGTTCCGGATAATGGAAATATTGTCGTCCTTCAATATCCCCTCCCGGGTGAGGATATCGTCCAGAGAAGCGTACAGGTTCAGGTCGTCCACCCGCCTGCGGGTCTGCATATACAGCCGGTAGACAATATGCACCTCTCCGGATATGGGAATTTTGGGCTTTCCCCGAAGATACCGCCCCGCCCGGGCGGAGTACTCCGTGTTGGCGTGCCCCTGCCGGATGTACTGCTTTGCCCGTTTCCCGCATACCGGGCACCTCGCCCCGGTTCCCGCAATCATCTGGGAATTTTTCTTCGTCCTCGGGTCGAGGGGAATCACATAGCTTGCCAAAAGCTTCAGTCTTGTCACCCCCTTTAAGCAAATGAGCCGAAGCAACCATAACGGTGCTTCGGCTCAAGGCTCTGAAAAGTTTTCTTATACCGTAATAATAGCAAAAATTCCCCCAAAAATCTAGCACCATTTCCGGGTTTTTCTCTGTTCCTTCTTCTTTACGGTGCAATCCTTCCCAGGCTGGCAAGGCCGCTTTCCCCCGCGGACGAATATGTAATTGCAGCACCGGCTGCCCTCGTAGTATCCGAAGAAATACCGGCACCCGACACAATACTTCCTGCCGTCCCTGTACTCCACATTACCGCCCCGCATTCACTTTTTCGCGCAAATACATAAATTATCAAATATCCTTTCTTACCGTGCCATTTATTACCCCTTCAACATGTTTTCCATCGAGGTATCCCACGAATTTCCCGGCGACTTCTTCTGATACTTTCTTTATCCCGACAAGATACGATACTCTTGTAGCTATTGCGCCAGCAGATCTTCCGAACATTAAAGCAACTTCGGAAATAGATTCCTCGCCTCTTGCAACAATTTCAATTAGCAGTTCATCTTCTTCCGGCGTCCATTTTTTTCGGTGTTTCGCCGACATTTTCGCCACCATTTGATCGTAGATTTTTGTATATCCATCAATAATTTTTTTCTGCCAAATAATGTAATTTAGGATAATCGGAACCATTTTCCTGAACTGCTGAAGCTGAGAAAAGGCATTTCCTTTAGGCTGGTGGCACAACTCGCTAAGTTTTTCGATTGCCTCCGGCGCTCCCTTTATTTTTCCTTCTTCTGCACCAAGATTTATAAGCGCAATTCCATGTTTCAGCGGATCAAAGTTTTTATCCATTATTCATGTACCTCCAATTCCTTATTTTTCCTGTCACGGTATCTCCTTTTAGCGGCTCTCTGGGCGTGGGCTTTCTGGCACTCCAAGCTGCAATATTTCTTTTCTGCAATCCGTTTTTTCTCCGCCTCTTTCAGGGCGTTAAACACCATAATGATCGCCCCTCAATCAGCCTCATAAAAATCCTCCTTCCTCGGCATCTCTTTCAGCCACCGTATGACGGCAAAGAACCGAATGCGTGACGGCTGATTCTTCGCCCACCGCTCAATAGCGGCGGCGTAAGCAATTCTAGCGTTAAGGCGCTGACGGTGTTCTTGTCTTTCACTCATTCCCCGCACCTCCTACCATGCCACATACAGGCAATCCAGCGGAATTTCCTCTGCCTGCTCGTAAATGCAATTCCGCAGACTTTCAAGCACTTCAACGGCATAAGGGATATCGGCCACTTCTCCGTATTTCACGTATTTCGCCCAACATACACACAGCTCTTCGATACCTTTTTCGATATTCCCGATCACCTCGGAGCACCTGTAATATTCTCCCTGCTTGTAATCCCACCCGGTACAAGCCCGGAACATCTTGCCCAGATTATACGTGGGGCTGCTGTATTCCGGCTCGGCGATTTGTGCGAACTTATCGCATCCATCCACCTTAACGGCGATTCTCAGATCATAGCTCATTCCTCTGTGCCTCCTTCCTTCGGCGCCGATGGGAGTAGGTGCATTCCCATTGGTGAAAGCCCTGTATCCTCATACTGTGCAAGGCGAGTATAGAGTTTTGGCACTATGCAGCCATTTCGGCACCCACCCGGCTTATTGTTAGGGCGCACGCAGTAGTTATCCTGCCCGCAGCATTCCCACGGATCAAGATTTTGCCAGTGTTCAACCGTCAATCGTTTCATCGTTTTCCTCCTTCGGCAATTCTGGAAGCGGCATCCAGTGGGTGATTTCAACATCGTCATCCACCTGATCTGTTTCGTTCACGCCGTGCTCTGCAAGCAAATCTTCGCAAACACTCGACCACCAATACCAAGCCTCCCTGTAATAGACAGCAGTCGCTTTTTGCGGAACGTCCTTCATGTACCGGTAGTACGGCGCTGGGTTGTGATTTACCCACACCACATTTACAGGCTCAAGTTCCTCCGGCAACCTCTCGCTGCACGGAATCCACCTTTGCCGTTCCAACGCCTCCATGCCCATCCGGCAAGCCTCATTCACGGGGTCTATACTTTCGTAATGCTCCCGGTGTTCCGGGTTCAGAATTTCAATTGCTCGGTCAATTTTCATGATCATCCTCCAATTCCATTTTTGCGCCGCAATGGCAATATGGATTATTCTCTGGCTTGTTAAAGCAACCAAATGTCTCAATGCGGCCACACACGGAGCATTCATATTCCCCACAAGCTGCCATTCTGCGAACAAGTCGCCATTCCCCATGCCGCACCGGCTCCACATCGGCGGCGGGAATCGCTTCAAGTTTATCCAACATTTCCTGCAACATATCGTACTCATCTGCATCGGCTGCAAACTTTCTGCCCCATAATCCAGCTGGGCATAGCTTCTTTTGCTCACCTTCGATTACCACACTCGCCGCCTCCCGGCTGATGTAATCACTCATTTCAATTCCTCCACATAGCACCAACTCTGGGGCGGGCGTTTAATTGTCCGGCCATCACATTCCATTTTGGTGTAGTTGTAATAAGGGCATTCCCCACACCCAACCTCAATTTTACATAGCCCCTTGAACGCGCTCAGCGGTTTCGGCGTATCGTAGATTTGCAACTTGGAAATGTGCCAGCCGTACATTGCCTCCCTTCCGAACGCATAATACCGAAATTCTTTCTCTGTCAGACATGCAGATTTCAAATCCTCGTCGGCAATCTCCCACCAACTATCACCGCAGTCGTAATCCATTCCGATTTCCGGGTGCGGGCAGTAATCGTAGTTGTACGTTGCTATGTTGTCACATGTGAACTCTCCGGCAACATGGCCGTTGAAAACATCCCAGATTCTGTCTGCTTCTGCTCTGCCATACCCCGAAAGACGGGTAAACTCCGTACACCAATCACCCCGGAAAACATCGCCCCACACAAGGAACGGCCTTGTGTTTGTGCAGTATATATAGCACTTGAAAGGCGTTTCCAAATATGGTTTTGTCTTGCGAACCTCGATTGTCTTCCGCCCGTTGGCAATCTTCTCCACCCACTCCGGGCGGATGCTGATAAGTACAGCTTTAGCCATTGTCAGCCCTCCGGTTCCAGACCTTAATTGCTTCATATTTGTTTTTGAAATACCCAGTCCATGGATTTACAGGGCACGATGTGGTATCATTGACGCACTCGACAAACCACATTTTTCCTGACCGCTGCACCTGACCAGAGGTGCCGCAAAACGGGCAGGGCTTCAATTTGACTTCGTCCATGGTTCATCCCTCCGGTTCTATGTTCCCTGGCATTTCGACTATTCTCCAGTCCTCTTGTCTTTTCTGCTCTGCCAAAATCTGTACTAGCGGTTCCTTTTCGGCGCATAGAGCGTACTGTTTCCACCTATGCCCCTGAAACGTGCGGTTCTTGGTCATCTCCTCCCGGGGTATAAACAGCTGCTTGTATTCAAGCGCAAACATTGTTATCTCCTTCCCGCCCGGGTTGCCCCGGGCTTGTGTTATCCCCACTGTTCCGCCATAGGTAGACAAACTGTATGATTTGTAACTTTTCTCGCCCACTCGATAAATTCCCTTTGATCCATATTGTTTTTGGCTCTGTTGCATATTTTGCAGCACGGAACAACATTATCAATGAAGTATCCTCTTGAACTGTCGGTACGGTCTATTCCATTGTGGTCATATCCCTCTTTGCAATTTTTCGTTACTTTGTGATTACTATTTATTGTTCCACAGTAAAAACACGGCTGCTGAATGAGGCGCTCGACATCTTCGTAAGATAATCCCCATGCAAGCCCTCTGTCTCTCGCGTGACGCTTATATTGGAGTATGATATGGTTAATAACTCCTCGATTATTTGGCAGCCTGCTTTGCTTTGGCAGGCATCCACAAGATTTTGTGTTTCCACTTTTAAGATTGTGCCCAAGTACAGAAACCTCGTTCCCGCAATCGCACTTGCAAAGCCACCTTCTTTCAGTCGTCCCACAAGGCTTTTTATGTACGCCGTCCTGTCTCAAAATCACAAGTTTCCCAAACCTATCTCCAACTTGAAATGCCATCCGTGAACTCATCTCTTATGTCACCTCCGTACTGTTCGGCCATAGCTTTTGCAATCCCGGGGAATGTTTTGCTTCGCTCTTTTGCGTGATTGCTACCCAACCACCATATCCTGGCTCTTTCTTTTTCGGGGAGCGTCATCATGTACTCATGCACATTGTCCGTTTCCTGTAACAGCGGAAGATTTTTAAGCCACAAGGCCGTCTTTTTCTGCTCAGGATGACCGAATTGCCATGGATTGATGATTTGATCGGGTTTGCGATAGAGCGAACTCATAACACAAATCGGATTTTCTATTGCGATTTTTTCAACATCCGCTTCTGCGAACTTCAAGAAAAAAGCGGCGGCTTCATATTTCAAACTGAGAGGTTTAACCCCTTCCTTAAACCATCTTGCACCTGACACCGACAAGTGGGTACACGGCGGGTGTGCAATCAGCAAATCCCACCGACCCACACTATGCACCTGTCCGTCCATGGTGACGATTGTGCCGCCCTTGATGGCTTCCAGAGCGTCACCCAAAATGTGCCATTCAGGATGCCCGCCGGACGGCTCCTGAATATCGCAGGAATAGGCTTCATGCCCCCGCGCCCGGAATGCCTTGCACACGGTTTGCGATTCCTCGCAGGCTATCAGAACTTTCATTTCCCATTTCCTTTCTGTTTTCCTTTATTCCCCCGAGGGGCTTTCCCCCACCTGGGCGGGGTGCAATTCCGCTTCACCGGCTTGAAACAGCCGTACATTTTCGCCTTGCTCATGCTCAAAAACAATCCCCTCTCTCACCAAGTCCGGGTGTTCGTACCGGAAAAATTGGCGTTGTTTTTTGTGGTTCCCAATTGATTTCATGATGTTTTTATTCCAGTTCTCGATGAAATACGTTTCCCATGCCTTGCAGCCGTCCCCGTTGGTGGGGCAATCGTCCCGCGTGCAGTTCCTGCAAAAGGGGCTTTCCGAATCGATGTACTGGCCGGGGCGTTCCTTTTCCCCGCCTACTTCGTTTTTCATACTCCACCGCCTTCCGGTAGCTTTTCAAATTCCATCTTCCCGGCCATCTCGGCGATAA